CGTTGAGTTGAAGATGTCGCCAAGCACGTTCGGGGAGATAACGCCTGCGTACTTACCGGCGCGGTTCGGCAACACGTTCTTTGAAACAAGCTGCTGCTTCAATTCACGAATAGTTGCCAAATCCAGCGTGTACGGAGAAGTTAGCAAGCTGCTCTGGTTGACTTGGTTGTCAACTGTCGCTGCGCTATCTGCCACGGCGCTGTACAACTGAGAAATGCTCTGACCTGCTTGGTATCCTAGTTCGACCGCGCTGTTTCCAACAAGGTCGTCTAGGGCGGCTGCTACTACGAACGCACTGAAGTTCGTATAGTTGCTATATGTTAATGGATTTCTATATCTCTATAGAATCGCTCTTACTGTCGCCAATAAGTTCAGACTGTGTCTTCATTCCTTTCGGAACACTCAACATGTCAGTCGTTGCGGAACCCGAAGATGCTCTAAGAGAAATCAGAAGCTTATTTGCGTTATGTTTTTTAACAACCAAATAAGGTATCAAGCGAAGAAGAAACAATTCCTTGTTTTTCTTTCCTGATAATCGCCATCTAAAATAAGTTTTTCCACCGTTCATAGAACGTTGGTCGAATCTACCGCCGAAGCACATTAAAAACCAACGCATAAGAAGAAATCTTTTTTGCGTTAATTCTACGCTTTGACCGATAGAGCCGTCTCCATCAAAAACCCCGGCTGCATAAGCGGCCTGTTCTTTTGGAGCGAGTTTATTTAATTGGGTTTGTCTGTCATTCTCTACATCACCAATCTTAGCAGACTTCATATCTTCTGCTATTTGAAGCCTTCTTTCTTTATTCCATCCTGTTAATCTAAGAAACTCTAAAGCTAGAACCGCTTCTTGTTTCTTGACTAAAATATAAGGAATAATTCCAAGAAGAAACGCTTCTTGGTTTGCTTTACCGAGTATAAACCAGAAATAAATATCTGGCGATTCCTTGGAAGAAAAACCTCTTTGATTATTTCTTCTGTAAAATCTGCCTCCGAAATTAGAAATCAACCATTTCATAAGACGGATATCGGTATTGGTGATGGTTATCTGAAGGCCCATTCCAACTGTACCGTTTGGTCTTTTATCAACGGCAATTTGGATGGTTCCTTCTGCATCTAGCAATCCGGCCACATACGGCCACGCTTTCTTTTCCAATGGGTTTCCTCAAACTCGTCTCAGTTAATGAGATGTAATTTGATATAGCTGAGTTTATAGTGGAACAATTAGTTTTTCCACTCACCAAGCTGAGCAGGCGCTGAAATCTGTCCGATAAACTCGGGTGAGCCTATCACACCGTCAGCTTCCTGGTTTGTATCAGCAGACAACGTGTTGTACTGGAAGAATTGGCGGTTAATACCCATTCCATTCGACTGTACACGACGCTCCGCTGCTACGATAAATGCATCTGTTTCTCCCTTCCCTCGGGACTAATAGTTCTTTTTACTATTAGAGTGGACTATCACATCGTCTTTCGACGTTTTCTCGTTTAGTCTCTCACGGTGCTTTCGCTTCCGCCTTGTTGCCATCACAGGTTTCAAGTCAACTAGAGAAAATTCTCACTTTTGAAGTGACTCTAAATAATCAATGATTTTACGCAATTCTTCTATGGACGAATCGGATTTAATCCTATTTGCTCGATGCGAAATAAACACCAAATTGGTTTTGTATTTTTTCAAATACGGCAAATTCGGATTAATTCTATCAATTGAAGGGCTGAAGTCTTTGTTCTTCAGGGTTCCTTTTTGATATCGAATTCCGAGAATCGGACAACTATCCATCAATATCGGAAGGTCGTCCAAACTTAAATCGGATTCGTATCCTCGTCTCTTAGCTCTCTCGTGTATATTCTTAAGAGCCTGAAAGCGTATTTTTTCGGGATTAGATTTAGAATACCCGCCGTGTTTTGTGTTAAAACCTAAAACAACAGCTTGTTCTTTCAAAAAACAACCGCAAGATTTGACTTTTCTTTGGGTCAAGGAGCATGTAGTAACAATTTTCTCATTGCCACAAACACACTTACACAACCATCGAGTTTTGAAATTACCGCCCGTGGTTTGCGTCGACTCCAATCTCTTAACTACGGTCAATCTTCCGAATTGCTTTCCTTCTAAATCCAAACGAATCATTAATTATCTGCCGCCCTTAAATCGACAATCTAAGTTAGGGATAAGTTCCTTATCGAACATGATGCTCTGTGCGGTAAGGATATTTCCGACGTTTGCTACGCTCGGATTTGGTCCACCTGCCATAAAGTGGTTCCTGTATGCATGTTGTGTCAGCGTTTAACGCGCTGCTAGATTATCGTCCTTTTGTTAGCTGAGCTTCCCGGGTTACGCGCTCGATTTCAGCGCGAAGCGACGAACGCATTTTCGCACGCATGGTAGGCCCATCCCAACTTAGGATTTCCTCTATCGTTAGTCCTTTCGGTGTCTGCTTCGGACGCACCGTTGCGGATTGTCCTGGTTCGAGACCGCCGTTGAACACTGGTCTTGGCGTCGCAGGTGCCGGATTTGCCGGAACTGCGGGCTGTTCCATCGTAGTCGGGGCCGTATGCACAACCGGCTGAACCGCTACTGGCGTTGCGGGAATCGCTGGTGTCTGGTAGACCGGATTAGCCGGTGGTTCAGACGGCGCTGGCACTGCAACCGGTGCCAGTTCGTTTTCAAGAGCGTGAAGTGCGATTTCTAGATTATCTAGAGTCCAAGCTAAATCGTTGTCCTGAAAATACCGCTTCAGGATGAGTGCATTGGCTTCGCAATTATTATAATCGTGTTTGTGACGCGCCAAGAATTCGTATGTTACTTTTTGGGCGTCTTGAGCAGCCTGTCTTTCAGCTTCTTTTAACTCTAGTTCGCGACGAACTTCTGCCCGTTGGAGTTCTGTCAGCTTACGATGCGCTTCAAGCGCTACGCTAGGGTCGTCCGACTTAAGCTGCTTCAGAAGTTCAACGGTTGTCTGCTCGTTATTGCTAACAGGCGTTGGGGTTTGTACGACTTCTTTTATACTTCGAACTTTTTGGGTTTTCAAACGATGAAACGCACGAACTGCCTGAGTATGCGCTTCTCGCATCTTCAAATTCAATTCTTCCTGAGTATCCGCTTCTAAATGAGTCAAGCGACCGATAGGATTACCCTGTTCGTCTCGAATCTGATATTCAACAACGAACTTCTGCTTAGGCTGCGGCGGTTGCGGCAGTTGCGACACAGGCTCAGGGGCTACTTCAGGCTGCGGCTCAGAAACAGGAGACGGAATTTCGTTAGACGGAGTTTCATTAGACTCTTGCTGAACCATTAAATCCTGAACTTCTACAGGAGTGCGAGACAAAGCCAACTCCTGAATTTTACTTCTTAGTGGTCCGGCCATATGCATACGCATGGTCTTGCCGTCCCACGACTTGATATCTTCCCAGGTAAGATTTTCGGGAGTGTACATTTATTGTCCTTCCGCTTTGAAATACTGCGGTATTATTGGATTGTGAGGCTTTTTATTTTCTTCTTCCGTAATCCCTATAGCATTTATGTGATACTCTATGGATTTGAAAACCGAAGCAGAAAAATCATTAACTGCACGCGCTTTTGTGTGACAGGCTGCAAGCAATCTCGGAGCATCTGGATTCCCTGGGTCTATTCGAATCAATTCTTCCTTAGCGGCTTGCACCGCCTCAAAATGCATGTCTTCGACTATTCTCCACCCAGGGTGTTGCACCAAACTAGCTAGTGCAACACGCTGGGCATCCTGTAAATCACTTAACAACGGTTTTTTCATTGTTTCCTTTATAGAGCGGTCGTACTACCGAACCCGGTGTTACCTGGTTCACCATTGACCATTTCGCCCTGAAGACTGTGCTCAGTTGCTTGACGAAGAATTTCCGCGCCCGCCTTACCAAGCTGTTTTTGGTCTTCCAATTGCTTATCTTGTTGGAACTTCTGAGCCATCATGTTTTGCTGCGCTTTTATTTGCTGCGCCTGCAAAGCCGATGGGGAGTTCTGTTCGTATCGCTGTTCTTCATCTGGGGTCATCTTACGCAAGAAGTTTTGGCTGAACTTCCAACCAGCCGCGTCTGCGAATGCCTTGAAGATGGCAACAGCATCGAAAGTGTAATGACTGTCGTTCACTGCTTTGACAAATGTCGGGTTATTGACCAACTGAATCACAATCGGTAGGAATTGGGCCATTTCTTTTTTAGCGCCCAAATGAGCACCAGCCAAAACCTCATATTCAAATTTCGCTTCGCGGAACTTGATATGGTCTACCATGTAATCCGAACCGATTTCTTCACCCAAGATTCGACGAAGAACCGATGTCGGCAACAACTCGTTATTCAATTCATCCATTTGGTAAATCCAAGGTTCGAAAACCTGATTAACCAAACGTTGGCTCGGACCGTCTAGTCTAGAAGCGTTGGCCTGAACAACAGCCGCCGCACCAGTTCCAGAACGCATACCAGTTGTTTTAACACCGGCTGCACCAGCACCAAGCATAACCTGTTCGTTGGCTCCAGACGACTGCTGAGCACTCGCCTGCGCCCCTTGAATAAACGACCACGCTTCCGCTGGAACGCTTGGCATCTGCAAGAACTTAAATGCCTTGTCGACATCATCATCGACATCGATGATGCCTCCCTGTTTCCAACGAGTAAACTGTGTAGGAACGTTGAAGCCTTTCTTACGGATGGCTGTCGGTTGCAAACCGTATGCCAACAAATCCAAAGCAAGATTGGTTACGCCCTGTTCAACAACCTGTTCCGCACCGATTAGCTGTCCTAGACCCTGCCCGTAGAAAGAGTCGGGTATATCTCGCCAATTAGCGCTATAAAACGGAATTCTGCCGTATGGATTGGCTTCGTTTCTAATTAGGATATTCTTCCCATTAAACGAAAGCACAACAATGACTTTGTCTTGGTCCCAACGTTCGAGAATTTCCATCGGTCGCTGCATAGGGTCTGCAGTTGTACGGTAGTTTCTCGGTAAAGCCTGTTGAAGATATCCACGCATTCCTTCTGGAATGGTCATGTTGATATTATCGGGATTAGCGATATCGCTATCCAAAAACATCTTCTTCAAAATAGTTTCGTCGGGAATGTCATAGCCTGGAACTGAACGAAGGTCGGTCAAGTTCTCGAACGTGACATAATCTCGATAGATTACCCATTTTGCCTGACGGATATCTCCGACACGGCAGCCTGGGTCGACAAGAACAGTTCGAATATCCGTGAATCTAAACCACGGTCGACTAATTTGAACTGTGTCTACCCAAACCTCGTAATCGTCCGAATCGGGGGTGTCAATCGGCGCTATGTTGATTTGAGTAGTTAACTGAGTGGGAGCGGCCTTGCGGCGATATCTCTTTACTTTCTTTTGCTTGTCAAGATATCCCCACTTCCAAATACCCGTCCCGAATAGCGCCATCTGATTTACGCCGCGCTCTAACTCGGTTTGGAACTTCATATCCCATAACTGAGCGGAAAACAACGCAGTCTTGGCTCGAACTACACTTTGGTCTGTACCCGGGCGCGGTCTAAGAAGAAACGGAGGGTCTTCGTAAAACAAACCCTCCATAATTTTCGGAACGATACTGCTCATGTGATTCGATACGGTGAACTTTGGCACTGTCGCCATTGTCAAACCATCGAACGCACCGTTTGTTTGCGGACTCTGGTAAATCACCATGCTTTGAGTCCACTGAGCAGCCCATTGATTTATATTGGTGAAGTTATCGGCTTGCTGAGCATCGTCTATAACAAGTTTCAACGCTGCCGCATCGTCATACATAATGACCCCAGTTTCGGGGTCTTTGTGCATTTCTGCAGATGTTATTTCAGCAATCGGTTCAATCTGTCTTCGAGTCAACTCTTCGCTATCGTGTTGACTTAAAGCTTCTGCCATATTCTCACCAATTAAACTTTCATACCGTTGCAACCAAAGAACTTCTTGGCGATATCACTCATCGGCCCGCTTGATTGCGGTTGTTTAGAAGCCCATTCGAAGTTATTCGCTGGGTTATAATCTCCCATGCCATAACCACCCGAAGAATCCCCAAATATAACCCGCTTCATTTCGTTTCGAAGCTGTCTTCGGTATTCTTCTTCTTTGAGCTTTTCTTGAAGTTCTATTTCTTTTTTAGACAAGGTCACAATACTAGGAATAAACCTAGTTAGTTGCGACAATACGTCGGGAACGTCGTCCTTGAAATACCGCGTACTCTTCTGACCTTTGTATTTTTCTAATTGGTCGAAGACTTCGTTATTCCAAGAACCGTCAATCAAAAAGAACAAACGTTCAGAGCGCAACAATTGTTCGAGACCTTTGATTCTGTTTCGTTTTGCGTTTTCAGAGTTAAGAGGCGGCTCCCAACGAATACTCGGCCAATTGCCGAATCTCTTCATTGCGGTATCTTGAATTTTTTCTTTGAAAGTCTCAAGACCGCCCGTGTCTTCACCAGCCCATCGTGTCGGACGCCATTTGTTATTCATTTCCGCAATTCGATTAGCAATCTCCGTGTGAGACCACTTTCCGAATTGACAATCAAGAACAACCATGACCCATTTACCGTTTGCTTGTCTTCGAAGATAATCTTCGAAATTGTCTACCATAGGGTCGAACGGCTCTTTCCCTTCTTGGAAGACTTTGCAAATAGCCAATGCCGTGAAGTCTGAAAACTGTTTATTTTCTTTTGCCAAATCGATAGCGCCGTAGATATATCCGTCTTTTCGGGCTTCGATTTCTGAAAATGTCTTATTTCGAGCTTGCTCTAACAGTGTTCGCTCAAAATTGACTGTTGAAGAATCTCCCCACACTGGCTGATTAAGCTGTTGGCATCGGAAACTCTTTTCGTTTTCACGTAGTAAACTACGTAACTTCTTCCAAGTCACATGTTCAGGGAAAGTCAAATTGACCATGTTCTCGGTCAAATCATACAGACTTTGTTCTTCGATGTGCTTAAATTCGGGTTTAACAACCCAAGCGGCTCGGCTGAAAAACTTCAAATTGAAGTCTTCTGGAGACTCGTTGAACTTATCGAGAGTCCTGCCGTAATAATCGTCAGGAAAATACCGAGTTCCGATAACATCATGCCAACCCCACGGCATCAACAAGTTAATAGCGCCGTTGGCTTTATCGCGTAATGCTTCTCGGGTTTCTTCAGTATTACAGTTTTCATCAGTGACAATGTCGTCAAACTTCTCAACATCACAGTGAAAACCAGACAAAGAAGAACCAATAGACATGATACCCAAAGTCGGGTCGGGCGATTCTAAATTACGTCCGGGGTAAATAAACGGTTCTTGGGAATCGCCGTCTGCGCTACGGTCGACATATTCGGGAAACAAACAATGGAACTTGGTCGGCCTGCGTCCCGGAGGAAGAAAGAACTTCCCTTTAGCTAGACTCAAGAACTGCTTGGTCAGCTTGAACGTACCGCTCATAATCAGGATACGGATATCAGGGCAATTAATAATCCACTGAACCGTATCAAGAATATTCGTATAGGTCTTGAAGAACCCTCTTGGGTCCAACAAAATCATTGTACGCGCGTAATTGGTTTGGTTTTCTAATTCGTTCGGGTCTGGCTCGTAATGAGCAAAATCCCCTAACGTTCTCGGTTCGTACGGAGCGGTCTTGACATACACCCGTGGAACACGATTTTGGCGTGCTAGCGCCGCTTGAAACTGACGCGCTGTATAGCCTTCGGAAAACACGCCGTCAAAATTCTTCTGAACAAATTGATTTGTGGTAATCTTGTGGACATGGTCGTAGAAATCCATGTCAAATACTTCTTTACCGAACCAATACAAATCCTTACGAGCTTGGTCGCGAGCATACAACCATTGGTCGAAATGAAGATATCCGTGCTTGCCCTCGTGGAGCTTTTCGCTACGGTCGCTGAATTCCCCTGGAAGCTCAAATGTCCAAATAGGAATTACTGCGTATCCTCTTCTCGGCTTAGTTACAGGCTTGGTCTTCGGTATAACCCGATTGCTAGTCACGCTGTCTTCGTCGGGACTAGACTCGCGAACATACCCAAGATACAGATTCCACAACTCGGTTAAACTAAGAACCTCTGACCGAAATCTTTTTCCGTTTGCTTCATCGTCCCATTTTTGGACAAAATCGGGCCAAAACTCAACCTGTCTAGCAACACGAAAATTTATGAAATTGTGAATATCTTTATCTCTGGGAGATAGCATTGAAACCCCGAAAATTTATTGTTTCGAAGCGTCCATATAATTCTGAACATTCTTGGCTTTTTCCGTCAACTCATCGCCTGTTGTCGGCT